TAACAACTTTCACACAAAGAACCTTAACTGTTGGTAAACTTGCAGTTGAAGAAACTTTATGCCCTAAAACTTTGGAAGCTAAATGGATGCAAACACAAATCGCTCCAGGTTCTGCAGTAGCATTGCCATTTGAAGAACTTATCGGTTCTGAGAAAGCTGGTGTAATTGCTGAAAAATTGGAAATTGCTATTTGGCAAGGAACTGTGGCAACTTCTAACACTAACCCTAACACTAACAAGTTCGATGGTTTTACAACTATCTTGACTGCGTTGGGCTTCGGTGGTTCAGGTGACCCTATTTCAGGAAACACTATCAGTGCAACTTCAATCACAACTTCAAACGCTGATGACATCTTAGATGCTATCTACGCTGCTATTCCTTCAAGAATTGCAAGTAAAGACAACTTGGTTTGTTTTTGTGGAGTAGACTTCTACAAAAAGTTCTTAGTTAACTTAAAGAATGCTAACTTGTACCATTATATGCCAGAAGCTGGAATGATGGATATGATTATCCCAGGTACTAATATGAAATTAATCGCAGTTGGTGGTTTGGATGGAACTGACAAATTGGTTGCAACTCATTTGACTAACTTATTTGTAGGTACTGACCTTGCAAATGAAGAAGAGCAATACAAATTTGTATTCGACCCAATTTCTGAAAACGTATATTTCAAAGCTAAAATGAAGTATGGTGTTCAGATTGCATTCCCTGACGAAGTAGTTTATTTCACCCTTTAATTTATATAAGATATGCCGTGTTTAATTTCTCAAAGTTTTGCCCTTGATTGCAAAGATGCAGTCGGTGGCGTTAAATCTATCTATCTTGTTAACTGGGCTAAAACTGGCTTTACAGTAGCAAGTGGTGAAGTTACGGCAACATCAGTAGCAAGTGGGGATGTTTACACTTATGACATCCCTAAGGCGACTGCATCAATGACTAACACAACCAACGTATCTGTTGAAAACGGCACGGTTTTTAACCAATGTGACGTGGCTTTCAAATTGCGTAGGTTGTCAACTGCTAAGCGTAACGAGTTAAAATTATTAGCTCAAGGACGTGTTTTCACTATCGTAAAAACCAATAACGATGAGTATTGGTTGGTAGGTAAAGAGTCAGGTTGTGATGTTAGTTCAATGGTTGCAAACACTGGTGCTGCGTTTGGTGATTCTACTGGTTATGAAGTTACACTTCAGGCTATGGATATCGAACAACCATACAAGCTGCAGAGTAGCGTAGTGACTACATTAGGAATATAAATTTCTGTCTTGTTTTCATATGTGGGGGGTGGCTTAGGTCACCCCTTTTTTATTGTAACAAATTACTTTATTTGCTAATATACTTATAATGCTATTAATCACTAAAGGCGAAACAAAATTTTGGTACTTGACACTTACAGAAAAGGTCACTATAAGCAACCCAAAGTTTTTGTTTTATTTAACACATCGACAAACGAATAAAACGTATGCTTTTATTTTAAGTGATGTTAGCACTTTTACTGAGCGTTATAATAAGTTTTCTATTAACGAAAACACATACGATTTTTTTGAAGGTGAGTATATGTATCAAATTTACGCTCAAACTTCAAGTGTAAACTTAAATCCAGCACTTGCAAATGAGCAAGTAGAAAGTGGAATTTTAAAAGTTCAATTATCAAGTACAACAACAGACGAATATAATCCAACATTAATAGAAAAAATATATGAGTAATTCAAACGAATTTATGGCTGGTTTTACTGGTTGCAAAGTAATCAGTAATACATCAGCAAACACGGGAAGATTTAGGGGCTTTGTCGTTAATAGCGATGCAGTAGTATCTGCGATTTCTTTCGATGGTACATCGTTAATGACACAACTTGGTTTAACTGGTGTCACTTTAAATCAAGGTATTTTTATTACTTTGCCTGAAGAACAAATCATCACGTCAATTACGCTAACAAGCGGTTCAATCGTTTTATACAACGAATAAAATGTTTGGTGTTAGCTTAGGTATTCGTGTAGGTAATACCAGTATTTCAGGTGGTGGTGTGCCAATTGATACAGACGCACAAGCCTATTTTGATAGGGTAACGACTGCGGGTGGTACGCTTACAACTACCGAAAAAACTGCCGTAAATCAATTGGTAATCGATTTAAAAGCGAATTCTTTGTGGACACCTATGAAGGCAATCTACCCAATGGTAGGCTCAAGTGCAGCAGCGTGTGCGCAGAACTTAAAGAGTAGTAGTTTTACGGGAACTTTTAGTTCAGGATGGACTTTTGCAAGTACAGGGGTTACGCCAAATGGTACAAGTTCGTATATGTCAACAGGTTTTAGTATAAACACGGAACAAGCATCAGCAAACAATTATACACACGGATTTTATAGCGGTAGCATTGGAGGAGCGTCAGCGACCAGATGTTCAATGGGTGCTTTGACGGTTGGAAGTGAATCTGATATTTTAATTAGATGGTCTCTTGGTAATTTTTATGCAAACATTTGTGAGCAATTATATAACAACGCAATCATAAATAATGATACACACGGATTTTATGTTGCTAATAGAAATACCACAAATAGAACACAATCTTGGAAAAATGGCGTTAAAATTGTAGATATTATCAACGTACCAAGCTCAAAAACAACTGATTTTATTATAATTGGGGCGAGAAATGATAATGGTACACCGAATTTTTTTGATAACAAAAGATGTCAATTTGCATTTATGGGCGATAGTTTAAGCGATGCAAACCAAACAAACTTTTACACCGCAGTACAAGCGTTTCAAACAACCCTTTCACGCAACGTATAATGATAGGATACATTTTAACAACAGAACAATACGACCAATTACAAGGTCAATTTTACACGCCTTATGAATTTTTCAATTGCGTACAAGACATTAACGATGTATGGTTTTTGTTTTTATCAGACCAAGACAAATCACAAATTGAAGGTACTGAGTGGGCATTTATTTTAGATTTACCTGAGGGCGAATATATACCTAAACCAGAACCACCAAGACCAGCATAATGAGCCTACCAATTTCCTTTGAAGAATTTAAAAAGAACCCAATAGCGGCGGTGGCTTTTTGTATGCTTTTAATTGTAGGCTATCTTTACTATGATTCCGAGAATACAAAGAAAGCCATTATTTCAAAGTGTGAAAATGAGAATATAAAAATGGGCGATAGGTTGCACAAAATGGAACGTCAACAAAAGCAAAGCGATTCGTTATTGGCAGTATATTCATATGAGATTAAATTTTACTTGAATGCTATTGAAGGGTATTCAGAAACAATAGAACAAAAAAAATGACAAAATTTAACGACACGGCAGCCGATAGTAGCAGCATAATTTCAGTAGTGAGTGCCTTTGCATCAATAAGCACAACGGCTCAACCTATTATTTCGGCATTGGCTGGTTTAGTGGCAATCATTTCGGGGTTATTTGCCATCCGTTATTATATAAAAAAAACAAACAATTTATGAAAATATTTGAAATCTTCAAAGGTGATAAAGGCGAATTTAGCTCAAAGCGATTAATCGGCATTGTCGGTGGTTTAGCTTTAATTGGGGCGATGGTTTACCACAACACCGATAAACTAATTGAAAGCGTAGAATGGGTTGTTATTCTAACATTGGGATTCACAAGCGTAGATAAATTTGGCAACAATGGAAAACAATAAGTTCGCACTCGACCGACTTTCTTTTGCTGGTATTTCTTTGCCTACATTTAAAGAAAATAAAACAAAAGGGTACACAACTTTTGGTGAGGATAACTTATATCCTCAAAAATTGATTGACCTTTACAACAAAAGCCCTAAGCATAACGCTATTGTTAACCAAAAATCATCTTATATTGCTGGTGAATCATTTGAAATTTATGCAGATGACACGCTAAACAAGGCAAAAGCATTCGACAAGTTAAGAAATATCAATGCTTTTGAAGATTATGAGTCGTTTAATACCAAGATTTCACAAGATTTTGAACTATTTGATGGCTATTATATTGAAGTGATATGGAACAAAGCCAAAACAGAGATTGCAGAACTTTATCATTTACCCTTTCAGAACGTTAGATTAGGCAAAGATTGTGCGTATTACTCAGAAGACTGGTCAAATAGCCGTGAAGCCGTAATTGAATATCCTTTATTTAACCCTACAACAAGGGAAAATAAACAAGTATATGCCTTTAAAATGTATAGAGCTGGTCAAGGGAAATATCCTTTGCCAAGTTATATAGGTGCTTTAAAGTATATAGAGATAGACGTAGAGATAGGTAACTATTATTTGAGTAATATCAAAAATGGATTTTTTGCACAGACAGTAATTCAAATGTTTAAGGGTCAACCAACGCCCGAAGAAATGCGAATTGCAAAACGTCGTTTCAAAAAGAACTATCAGGGTGCAGAAGCTGAAGAAAGTGGTGGTCTTATCATTATGTATAATGAGCAGAACGAAAAACCTGCAGAAATTACCAACTTACAACCGTCTGACTTTGATAAACAATTTCAACAACTGAACGACCAAGTTCAAGAAGAAATCTTTGTAGGGCATAGAGTAAGTACACCCGTTATTTTTGGAATAGCAACGCCTGGCACATTAGGTCAGCGTAATGAAATAATCGAAGGTTACGAGTTATTCCAAACATCGTACATAGAACCACGGCAAAAAATAAAAGATTCGTCTTTTAACGTGGTATTTCAATATATGGCTGATGCTAAATTAAAAACTACTAACAAGCCACCAATTGGACAAGATTATATTTTATTATTTGAAAAAGGTATTCTTGACAAAAACGAAGTTCGCAAAGAATTAGGTTTTGCCATTGTAGAAGAAGTTGCAATGTCTAAAAAGCAAAGCGACCAAGATGTTTTAAATTTATTTGCTGAGTGTGGAGTTTCAAAAGATGACTATGAACTTTGTAAATTTGAATTTGCAACTGCATCAGAAACTGCCATTCTACAAATCTTAAATGCAAACGATGGTATAACCGTAGGCGAAATTGCAAAGTACGTTAACATCGACGCTCAGAAGGTAATGGATGCAATCACTCAAATGATTGACGATGGCTTAATTAATTCCGACAATGGCAAACTTTCAACTTCACAAAAAGGTACACGTGAACTTAGTAAAAGTGTAGACACTCAAATTGAGTTAAGATATGAGTATGGTTTAGATGCTGCCTTTACTGGAGAGCCTGAATTGATAGATACAAGCCGTGATTTTTGCCGTCAATTGATAGGGTTAAATAGATATTACACACGCACAGAAATTGACACGATTTCAAGCCGTGTTGATAGAGATGTGTGGAAAGAAAGAGGTGGGTGGTACACTATACCTGACACCGACGTACACATTAACCATTGCCGTCACGCTTGGAACTCTAAACTTGTAAGGAAAAAATTATGACAAACTTTGTTTATTTAATATCGACCACTTATCTTAAAAACGAAAGTCCCATTAACGAGAATGTCGACGATAAATTGTTAAAAAACGCTATCAAAGAATCACAAGAAATTTATATACGTGATATTATTGGTAGTGGCTTATATAATGAATTGCAAACACAAGCATTTGCGGGTACATTATCGGCTAATAATACGAACCTTTTAGACACTTATATTGCACCTTGCTTAAAGTACTACACGTTGACAGAATCAATGCTCCCTATGACCTTTAAAATGCTAAATAAGAGTGTTGCAAGTCGTAATAGTGAGAATGCAACGCCAGTGACCATTGATGAAATGACAATGATTGAACGTAGGTATAGAGACAAAGCCGAGTACTATGCTAATAGACTGCGTGATTATTTATTAGCGAATACGAATATATTTCCATTATTTTTGAATAGTGGTTCAACAAGTGATACCATTTTTCCTCAGGACGTACAAGTTTTTGGAGGAATTTATTTACCAAACAACAATGACTGCGACGAAAGATATTATTTCATCCGACCTTAAAGGCAAGGTAAGGGAAAAAAACGAAGCCAAACTTTTAAAATTTATCAATGACTCTAAACCAAATAATTCAGCAAGTCCAAACGGCAGCAGAAAGTCACCAACAAGTAAATAACTTTTTTTGTGGTGAAAATGCAATGGCAGAAGAAGAAGTAAAATTCTATCCTTTAGTTTGGTTAGTGCCTAACGGGTTTGACTTTGATAGCGAAGGCAAAACGGTGACCTATCAGTTTTTGATGCTTGTTATTGACCGACATTTTGAAAGTCAATCCAACTTGATAGAAATTTTATCGGACACGGCTTTAATTTTACAAGATATTATAACCCTTTTAAAACGCAACACATATGAAGAATCAATCGGATGGTCAACAAACGCAAAAGCAGAACCCTTTATCGACGGCAAAACTGATGTCATTGCTGGTTACGGGCTTGAAATTAGTTGTGTTGTGCCTTATCTTGAAAGCTATTGCGACATTCCTTTGTGATGTGGGCGGTGGTTCTAATATTTCCGGTAGCTTTGTTGATACTACTTACAAAGTGGAGTACAAAGAGAAAATTAAAATCATCAATAAAGAAAAAATCAAAATAGAAAAAAGATATGACACGCTATTTATGTATTTTCTTGATAGTCCTTATAGCACCGAACTACTCGACAGCACAATCAATATCCATCGACAGCTCGACAGTCAAGAACGCCAACCTTTATCTAATTAAAGGTGCAAAAGCACGTGAATTAAATTTGATTTATCAAAAAAGGATTGCAACAGATAGCACTTTAATTGAATTTCAAGATAGTTTGATAAGTGATTTGGAATTTGTGATATGCGAGATTGAACAAGACCAAAAGAAAATCAAAAAATATAGTTGGTACGTCACTATTTATTCAATAATTGTGACGCTATTTGTATTAAAATGAAAAACAATGTACACATTTTTACCGTTCCTTTTGAGCAAAAAAAGGTTCTTTTACTTAGTGATTTGCATTGGGATAATCCCAAGTGTGATAGAGTACTATTAAAAAAACATTTAGATTTAGCACTTAAAGGTTGTCACGATGTGTTATTAAATGGTGATACTTTTTGCTTAATGCAAGGGGCATATGACCCTCGCAAATCAAAAGCCGACATTCTCCCTGAACACAATGTAAATAGTTATTTAGATGCCGTTGTAAACGATGCAATTGATTGGTTTAAACCTTATGCCCATTTGATTAAAGTTGTAGGCTATGGAAACCACGAAACAAACATAATTAAACGCCAAGAAACAGACGTAATACAACGCTTTGTTTTTGGGTTAAATCGTGAGTGTGGAACTGAAATACAAGCTGGTGGTTATGGTGGTTGGATAATTTATCAATTTAAAGACGTTACAATAAGAAAGACTTTTAAAATCAAATATTTTCACGGGTCAGGTGGTGGTGGACCAGTTACAAGGGGGGTTATTCAATTCAACAGAATGAGTACTTTTATTGATGGTGCAGATATGATATGGATGGGTCACGTTCACGAATGTAATGAGGTCATTTATACATCTGAATTTTTAAATAAAAACCATAATGTCGAACTTCGTAATATTTTAATGGTTCGTACTGCGACCTACAAAGAAGAATATAATAATGGCTTAGGTGGTTGGCACGTCGAACGTGGTGCAACTCCAAAACCTTTGGGTGGTCGTTGGTTAGAAATGAATCCTGAAAGAATTACAAAAAATAAAGTTGAAAGGGTGACCCTTAACGCAATGACATATAGAGCATGAGCAACATAAACCCACTACACTACAAAGGTGAAATCGAATGCATCGACGCAATTAAAAGCACAATGTCTCAAGAATCATTTAAGGGCTATTTAAAGGGCAATATAATAAAATATATATGGCGTTATGAACGCAAAAACGGACACGAAGATTTACTAAAGGCACAATGGTATTTAAACAAGCTAATCAATGAAACTAAAACAAATAGCATTTAACGACTACTACAAAGAAGTAGCACCCAAAAAACAAATATACTTGCATCACACGGCGGGTACTGGCAAAGGCGATAATGTTTTCGCAATTTGGGAAAATGACAAAATAGGCAAAATAGGTACGTGTGTAGTTATTGGACGTGATGGTACAATTTTTCAGGGCTTTAAATCTGAGCATTGGGCTTATCACTTAGGGCTAACAAGCGGACCTTTTAAAGCAAATGGACTACCATTTTTGAACTTAGATAAAATTTCAATAGGTATTGAAATTGTCAACTGGGGTTACCTTATAAAAAAAGGCGATAAATTTTATAGCTATGTTAACTCAGAAGTACCCATTGACCAAGTATGCGAACTTGCAACGCCTTACAAAGGTCAAAAATACTGGCAAAACTACACAGATGAGCAAATAGCATCGGTTGTGGACCTATTAAAACTTTGGAAGGATAAGTACGGAATTGATTTAAGTTATAATGAAGATATTTGGGATGTTACTAAACGTGCGTTAAGTGGTTTAAATGGTGTTTTTACGCACAATAGCGTACGCAAAGACAAAGCCGATGTTTACCCTCATCCAAAACTTATTGAAGCCTTAAAGACGTTATGAAGCAAGTTGATTTATCTGACATTGGCGTAAAGAAATCATTATTTGATGACTTAAAAACCCCTGACATTAACGGAATTATCGTTGATTGGGGCAATGATTTAATTACGGCACTACGGGATAAATTAGCAAAGAACAAAAGCAATGCAAGTGGTTCACTTTCTGCTGACATTAAGCCCGTTATTCGTGCAAGTGCAAAGGGTGTGAACTACATAGTTATAATGAACGACTATTACATTAATGTCGAAGAAGGTCAAGCACCTGGAACAATGGTATCGGGGAAAACGTTATTGAAATGGATGAAACAAAAGCTACGTTATGGCTCATTTAAAACTGCATTTAATAAAAATTATCAAGGGTGGTTAGCTCTAAAAATTAGTAGAAATATTTATACAAGTGGTACAAAAGCACGTCCTTTTATTGCACCAACCTTAAACCAAAAGCGTTTAGATACGCTATCCCAGTCAATAGCTGACCACTTAGCACAAAAAATATTTACATAAATTGTAAAATAAATTTGCATATTAAAAAACTTTTTGTATTTTTGTTCTATGGAAATACAAGAAGTAATTAATCAAATCAAATTAAACAAGCGTCACGGCATCGTTTCTAAGGTGTCTGCACGTACTGGCATCTCTATGCCTACGGTTAGGAAATACCTTAATGGTGATGTTATCCAGCCTAAAGCCCTTATCGTCTTAAATACGGCACTTAAAATCATAAAGGAGTACAAGGTATGAGTTACGTTGTTTTTTCCCTTGCTAAATGTCACTTGTGTGATGGTGACTACGATTTTGAATATGACGCTGAAATTGTACAACAACTAATTATTGACGAATACCCTGAAGATTTAATTCCATATACATTTGTTAGCTACGATGAAGATGGTTTAAGAGACGAAGCCATTGACTGGCATTTATTCGATGATATGGGTAATAGAAGATTAACGCAAATAGTATTAGAACTTAAAAAAGAAAACAAGATATGAAAGAACTATTTTTATCAGTTAGCAATTTTCAGATGGAATGTCCGAAGATTAGCAAGGATGCAAACAATCCATTTTTCAAAGGTTCAAAGTATGCAACCTTACCACACATTTTATCTATTATCACACCAATTCTCAAAAAGAATGGCTTAGTAATTATGCAACCAGTTATCAATAATTGTGTTGTAACTAAGTTAATTCACATTGATAGTGGTGAGTGTATAGAAAGTGTTTATGAAATTAAATGCAAAGACGATACCAACCCTCAACAACTTGGTAGTGGTGTGAGTTATGCTCGTCGTTATAGCATATCTTCAATATTAAATTTAAACATTGACGACGACGACGACGGCAACGCTGCGACTGGTAATGTACCACAACAACCAAAGAAAGAAGAACTAACGCCAAAGCATCCTAATTGGGCAAAGGCAAAGGAACACCTACAAACTGGTGGTTTGTTAGAAGATATTGAACGCAAGTACATTGTAAGTGCAGATAATAAAAAGTTGCTTATTGCAGCTAAATGAAATTTTGATTTAAACTTATGGAAAATAATTTAGAACCAACACCAGTAGAATGGTTAGTATCAAAAATATTTGGTGATGCTAAACATCAAAAGCAATGGGCAAATGAAATTGCAGTTGCAAAAGATATGGAAAGATTACAAGTAATGAAATTTCTTAAATACATTAAAAAACACAAAATTAAAAATAATGGATAGCAAATTATTATTTCTTTATCAAAGATATTTGTTTTGGAAAGATATGGAAGATATAAATAGAAGTAATTATTGGTTAAAAAGAATTGAGGAATATAATAATGGAAATTACAATAACAAATAACGAAAGCGAATGGCTCAAAGTACGTGAAGGTAAATTCACGGCAAGTGAAATTCATAAATTAATGGGTACTCCGAGAAACAAATCGGAGTACCTTTCTGAGACTGCAAAGACATTTGTATATGACAAAGCAAGTGAGCTACTAACTGGCATTCGCAAACCAATATGGGGCGAAGCGTTAACGTGGGGAACGGAAAACGAAAAGGAAGCGTTTGAGGTATTCCAACAAAACCAAGATGAGTTTTACACTTATTATGGTGGCGAGACTTATACGTTTATTCCCTATGGTGAGTACTCGGGTTATAGCCCTGACGCACTTGGCAGTAATTGTTTGGTCGAAATAAAAAACCCTTTCAATAGTGGAATACATTTAAAGAATAGGTCAATTAAATGTGCTGAAGATTTGCTAAAAATACATCCTGAATACTACTGGCAAATGCAACTTGGAATGATAGCAAGTGCAGTTGACTTCGGTTACTTTGTTAGTTATGA